TGCAAGTAATGGTATCGGAATTCGTGAAGGACAGACAGTAGTTGTGGTTCAGAATGGTGGAACAGGAGAAAACAAGGGTATCGTTACCGATGTTGACTTAACTGCTTCTCCAATTCAGTTCACAGTTGCTTTCTATGAAGCAGGTGGTCTTGTGACTGCAGGTACAGGTCTTGGTAATGCAGACGTAAGTGTATTCATCTACGGTTCTGAATTCAAGAAAGGTACTACAGGAATGCAAGGTTCTCTTGAGGCTGACGATGAAATCTTTGAGAACTCTCCTATCATCATCAAAGACAAATATGCAGTATCAGGTTCTGATATGGCTCAAATCGGTTGGGTAGAAGTAACCACCGAGAATGGAGCAACAGGATACCTTTGGTATTTGAAATCTGAGCACGAAACTCGTTTGAGATTTGACGATTACCTTGAAACTGCAATGGTTGAGGCAGTTCCTGCAGAAGTAGGTTCAGGTGCAGCCAATACTGCTTTGAACCCTGACTATGGTAACAAAGGTTCTGAAGGTGTATTCTACACTGTAGGACAAAGAGGTAACCTTTGGACAGGTGGTAATCCATCAACTCTTGCAGATTGGGATACTATCATTCAGCGTTTGGACAAGCAAGGTGCTATCGAGGAAAACGTAATCTTCCTTGACAGACAGTTTGGCTTTGACATCGATGACTTCTTGGCAGAACTTAACGGTGCTGCTCAGTCTGCTGCAAACGGTACATCTTACGGTTTGTTTGATAACGATGTAGATATGGCTTTGAATCTTGGATTTACAGGTTTCCGTAGAGGATATGACTTCTACAAGACTGATTGGAAATACTTGAACGACCCAACTATGCGTGGTGGAAACGCTACGGGTGCTACTTCAGGTCACATCAACGGTCTTTTGGTTCCTGCAGGTTCAACAAGCGTGTACGACCAAATCCTTGGTAAGAACGCTAAAAGACCATTCTTGCACGTTCGTTACCGTGCTTCAGAAACTGAAGACAGACGTTACAAGACTTGGATTACAGGTTCAGCAGGTGGCGCAATGACATCTGATTTGGACGCAATGGAAGTTCACTTCTTGTCTGAGAGAGCAGTATGTACTATGGGTGCTAACAACTTCGTATTGTTCGAAGACTAAGCCCAAAGGCAAAACAATAGAAGGGGAGGGAAACTCCCTCCCCTTTTTTTATTTTTAAATCACAGTGTCTTTGAAGACACTATTAAATTGTATCAAATGAAATTAGAATCGAAAGACAGAATCTACAAATTGACAAGGGACAGAGCACCTTTGTCTTGTATCATCCCTTCAAGAAACTCTCGTAGAGCACCTTTGCTTTACTTCGATGAGGAAAAAGGGTACAACCGAGCACTTAGATATTCAAGAAACCAAAAGAGTCCATTTGAGGACGAGCAAGACGGTAACATTATTGTCGAGCCAATCGTCTTTGAAGATGGTCTATTGCGTGTTCCTAAAAACAATCCCGTACTACAACAATTCTTGGCATACCACCCTTTGAATGGTAAGAAGTTTGTTGAGGTGGATATGAGCAGAGACGCACAAGAAGAGGTGGATTTTCTTACTGCTGAGGTTGATGCATTGGTTGAGGCTACAAACCTTACCATTGACCAACTCGAAACAATGGGTCGAGTTCTATTTAACAAAGACGTTAGTTTGATGACTACTGCGGAACTAAAGCGTGATGTTTTAGTGTTTGCAAAAAGAAACCCATCGGTATTCTTGAGAGCGTTGTCAGACCCAAGTATTAAACTTCAGTCTACTGTTCAGCAGTTCTTTGACAAGAAACTCTTGGCATACCGCAACAAGAAAAAAGACGTTCATTTCAATTTGGACGGCAATAAAAAACGAATGGTTAGCATTCCATATGGAGCGAACCCTGTGGAATTCCTATCCGAATGGTTTAAAACTGATGAAGGGGTAGATGTTTTGGCTTTCCTTGAAAGCCAACTATAAGTGTTTTACTATTTTGGATTTAATTGGTTGAAGGGGGGTCTGAAAAAGACCCCTCTTTTTTTTTGATTATCTTTGTATCAAAGAATTTGCAGATGATTAACTCAGTTAGAAATACGGTATTATCTGTACTGAATAAAAACAATTACGGTTACATATCACCATCTGATTTTAACCTGTTTGCAAAACAGGCTCAGATGGATATTTTTGAGGACTATTTCTATCAGTACAATTACCAAATAAACAAGGAGAATGCCCGTCAATCGGGCACGGGGTTTGCCGATATTAAGAAGCAATACGAAGAGGTTATTGATACATTTTCGGTGACTAACTTTTTGTATCATAGCAATTCAAATAGATTCTTTGTTCCTACCCAACTTACTACAGGAGACGATTACTTTCTCTTGAATAAGGTTCTTGTTTACACAAGGCTACTTGCGAGTGGAACAAACGATGTTTTGGGCGTTGGAACTCTGCAGGATACCACTACAGATTTTCAAGCAGCAGGGGTTCAGGTAGGAGATATTGTCGGAAATACCACTACGAATCAAACTGCGTATGTTTCTAACGTCACTCCAACCATTTTGACGTTGGTAAACATTGATGGAACTTCTGCAGATATTTTCCCCGTACTCGCTCAGGGATATGTGATATACGATGATAGTGTTGTAACAGAGGCAGAGAAGGTAACTCATAGCAAAATTACTATGCTTAACAACTCATTGCTTACTGCTCCATCCACTATGTTCCCTGCGTACACTCAAGAGTCAACAGTGTTGTCAATGTTCCCCGTGAGCATCAATACAGTGGGTGCAGTTCAGTGTCAATACATCAGATACCCAAAGGACCCTAAATGGACATATGTGAACCTTCTTGGTGGAGAGCCATCATTTGACCAATCTCAGCCTGACTATCAAGATTTTGAGTTGCCACTTGAGGATGAGCCAACACTAATCTTGAAGATTTTGCAGTATGCAGGAATGTCTATTAGGGAGATTGCAGCAGTTCAGTTCTCACAAGCGACTGAGCAGAAAAACGATATGGATGAAAAATAATAGAATATGGCATACCTAACTACATATCAATACTATGAAAATGATGGTAACCTCCCATTGGATGCCAATTGGGGGAGTTATCAGTATGTCTCATTGCAAGACATCGTGAACAATTTTATGTTGATGTACGCAGGTAATCATAGTCTTGTCAATAACGAAGAGAGATATAAAATTTTATTTCACGCAAAACGAGCAATCCAAGAACTCAACTATGACGCATTCAAGGAAATCAAAATCTTGGAGTTGTCGGTTTGTGATTCACTCAGATATGTTTTGCCACACGATTATGTGAATTGGGTTAGAATCTCTCTGTACAAGGACGGTATCCTTAGACCACTTACGGAGAACATTCAAACCAATTGGAGTAAGGCATACCTACAGGATAATGACTGTAGAATCTTGTTTGATGAAGATAAAAACGTTTTAGAACCTCAGTATTCGGGAATCGACTACGACAGAATCACGGGGTCTAAAAAGAGCATCTATCTAAATCAAGGGAGTCCATTCAACGGAATGGAAGGATACTACTACGATGGTTTGTGGTACTTTGATTACGAGATTGGTGCAAGATTTGGTTTGAACACAGAGACTGCCAACTTCAATCCTACTTTTAGAATAGACAAAAAAGCAGGTGTAATCAATTTTAGTTCAGGAATGTCAGGCGAGTTGTGTATCCTTGAGTATGTATCAGATGGAATGGAAGGTGGAGACAACTCATTAATTACAGTCAACAAACTGTTTGAAGATTATGTGTACGCATATATTGAATACGCCATTTTGAACTCAAAGTTGGGGGTCCAAGAGTATATCATCAACAGAGCACGAAAGCGTAAAGGTGCTCTTTTGAGAAATGCTAAAATTAGATTGAGCAACATACATCCCGGAAGACTCTTGATGAATATGAGAGGGAAGGATAAATGGTTAAAGTAATATGGCAAATACGTCAAGAAATTTTGTTTTAGGTAGGATGAATAAAAGTCTCGATGAGAGACTTGTTCCCAATGGAGAGTACGTTGATGCGCTCAATGTCCGCCTTGGCTCTACCGAAGACTCAGAGGTTGGTTCTGTAGAAAATAGTAAGGGTAATACCAAACTTACTACTCTTTCTTACGGGGGTGAATCACTCTCAAACCAAGCAAAATGTATTGGTGCGTATGAGGATGGTGCAAACGAAACTCTTTATTGGTTTGTACACGACCCTGCTTTTTCAGGAGCCGTCTCGCCAACAGGTAAACTTGACTTAGTTGTTTCTCTAAATGTACAAACCAATGTACTAACGTATCACGTTATTAGTATCAATGATGGCGGAAACGTAAATACCGTTCTAAACTTTAACCCACAGTATTTGATTACAGGGGTAAACCTCGTAGACGATGAGTTGTTGTTTTGGACAGACGACTACAACCCACCGAGGTTTATTAACGTCAACAGAAACTATCCAAACCCTGTGGGTGTAACGGATGGCATTATTGCAGAGGACATTCTTGTTATCAAGAAGCCACCTGTAAACTCCTTGACGGTCACACCGATTAGCACATCTTCACAGAACAACTTCTTGGAAGACCGCTTTGTATCGTTTGGATACAGATACAGATACGAAGACGGAGAGTATTCAGCAACCTCTCAGTTCTCTAACCCATCGTTTTTGCCGGGGGCGTTTAGATATGATTTTGCTACAGGAGGCAATACAGGGATGCTAAATATCACAAATGTTGCCACCCTAACATACAACTCAGGGAGTCCTCTTGTAAAAGGAATTGACCTTCTTTGGAAGGATATGCAAACAGGAAGTATTCGGGTTATTGAGAAACTCGACAAAGATGATTTAGGTCTTCTCGACAATACAGATTACACCTATACGTTTAGCAATAGTAAAATATTTACTGTACTCCCTGAGAGCGAGATTCTCAGGTTGTACGATAATGTACCACGATTAGCCAAGGCTCAGACAATGATGGGCAATAGGTTGGTCTATGGTAACTACTTAGAGCAGTACGATATTGTAACTCTCAGTGGATTCCCAACCAAACTTGAGTACACAACAGAACTCATATCAGAAGCCATTGGCTTGGAGGCAGTTCCTGATACGGCATCGAGTGGGACTTATAATGTCGATGGTGTAAACACGGTGGTCAATGCAATATTTGCACTTGACTTTAATGGTATTAACTTGGTTGCGGGAGCAGTTATTGATATTCAATTCCGATTTGAACATTTCAATTTTACAGGACCAAATCCTCCAACTGCCACTACCGCAGAGACAGAGATAAACTTTCAGTACATCTTGAATCAGGACTTTGCAAGTGCATACGACCTTGCAACAAGTGTAGATTTTACTGAAAAAATTGGTACTATCGCCAACATTCAAACCGTTGCAAACTGTGGTGTAGGAACAACGCTAACAGACTTGTTTAACTGTTCTGTGCCAACTACATTGGATGCACTTGAAAAGTTTGAGTCGGGAATCAACGCTCCAAACGAGCCTATTGCGATTATCACATCGCCATCCTCTACGGAGATAGGGTTTCAATTGCCATTTATGAGGTATGTAGATGACCCATTGGCAATCAC